CGAGGGATGGACGGTAACGCCAACATCTTCATGGTTCTTTGAGGCATCGCTTGGTCGCGTATCGCACACCCCAGGCACTCTTTTGGGATCAGTAGAACAAGGGTTACTCATATCCGATGGCGTTCTATTCTCGCTGACCGTCACCGTCAATCAGACTCAGGGATCAGCCGCGATCTACTTAGGTACGTGGGCGCAGTATTTCACCGCAACGGCAAGTGGCACGTTCACTTATTGGATAGTGGCGGAAAGCGTTGAATATCTGAGATTATATGCATCAACACAATCAGACGCATCATTCGGCAACATCAGTATAGTCGCATACAATACCGCATTCGAGACGGAGGTGCTTGACTCATCGGGGGCGGTGGTCGCTGACGACATACCATACAACATCTTCAACGGGTGGGTCACCTTTTCATTTGATTGGGAGGCCGCTGAGTTGCCGAATGACTGCTATACCATTGCCGTCTATTCACCATGCGACTGCTCACAGAATGGGGTTCTTGCGTTAGACCTTTACACAGGGTCGGTCGGGTCTGCCTGTTACGAGTTCGGTATGGGCCAAGGGGTCGGGATGTGGGCAAGCGTTGGCTCGTCAGCGATGGTCTATAATGGCGAGATCATCTACACAAGTGCCACCGCACCGAACACCAACAACGCCACGCTATCAACGCGGGTGTTGTGCGTGGGCACTGAATACGAGATTACGTTCACCCTGCGTGATTGCACAAATGCACAAGTGCGAGTTCAGTTCGGATCGACCTCAAGCGCATGGTTCAACACGAACGGAGCGCACACCGTGACAATGACCCCTACCGTGAGCGGCACTCTCTCATTTCAGATTCAAAGCGTGACTGTTGGTGGTTCTGTCGCGATCAACACCGTGAGTATTCTGGCCACCACAAAGACCGCCTCTTACACATCGCAGCCTATACACTACATGGCCGATTGCTGCGAGACTAAGCAGATAACGATATGCAACGACTCAAACGCTTTCAGCATGGGGTTCGTTGGCACAGGATGGGCACCTTCAATCAGGATGCAGGCATCGCTACTCAGGTCGAACTATGCGAGTGAGCGCAACAAATATATTGACAGCGCAGGCCGCGCCATGACCTACTATGGCCGATCGCGCAAGGTGTCAGAGTTGCGATTCGGTGCGCCCGACTTTGTCCATGACTTCATTCGTTTGGCGGTCATTGCTGACCACATTTTTATTGACGGTGTGGAATACTTCGTTGAGGCCGATGAGTACCCGACCATGAGCCGCGATGAAACGGACGACATGAGCGGGGTCGCATTGCCTGTGTCGCTAAAAACAGAAAACACCCGCAACAGGCGAATTGACGATGTTGTGAGGGGATGCGGTGTTGACGGGTCGGCATTGAATGTCACTATCAAACCGAACGGAAACGTGATCACAGGCGGCACACGCCCTTACCCCGATCTGAGTACTTCCGATGAAGGGCAGGTCATAACACTAGATGGATAATGAGCATCAACATTGGAAATCTGCCGATCGTCACAACCGCTGACGTTCGCGATAATACGGGAATACTCGTCAACACAACCGACAGCAACGGGCTACCTTATACGGGCCTGTTGCCGATCAGTACACTGCAAGATGATGCGGGGTGCCTTTGTGTCAAAACGGCAACGCTGACACTCACATCGGCACAGATACTTAGTGGCAACACCACACCGATAGCGTTCGGAATAACGCCCGCGTCAGGCACTTGTATTAGGATACTTTCGGTATCAGCTGAAATGGACTATCAGACAACGGCCTACGCGACCAACGGGATACTTCGCATTAGAACGGTCGGGGCCACTTACCATCAGTTTCAATGGTCAGCCAATTCCATGCTGTACGGCACCGTGTCGCGCAAGGTCATGGGCGCAATATCGCTCACACTTGGCACCACAGATACGCAACTGATTGCAGACGCTGACATTGAAGCCTATGTTGATTCGGGCGACCCTACTGCTGGAGATTCGCCTGTTACGCTGACGGTCACATACATCGAGGAATGAGATACGCCATAGCCCTAATCGCCCTGTTCGCCTCATGCGATACATCGATCAAGTGCCTTAAATGCGAACACACGCAGACGGGCCACATTAACGAGGTCTGCGAGGATCAGTTGATCTACCCTGACCTGCAAATGGATGCATTGGACGAGCAACTCACGGCATCGGGGTACGATTGCCGATACTACCAAAAGTGATTATATATTTGCCCCGTAGCAACACACCTATTTAGGACGGGTGAGAGAGGATCCTAATCATGGCCTAAATCCATAATAGCCATGTCGTGTACTTCATATCAATGCGCCTCCATTGAGGAACAGGCCCTAACCGCTTGCGGTGAGCTTGTGCCAGGGGGTCAGGATCAGATTGTCATTTTTCCGTGCGGGCAAGAACCCGCTGACCCCGAAGACGGCACAGCCATAGCCGCTCAGATTGCCGCTGGCACCGCGTTTCTGTTTTCCAACGTCATGATCGACATCCCCAATCCGTCACCACAGGAGGGTCAGGCATACGTTGGCGGGCAAGATCCGCGAGTCATCACTTACGCCCGCACCCTCAACTGGGTAGACGCGAACGTGAACATTGACTCTGATGCGGCCTATGAGTCTATCAATGCCGCAACTGGGTCACTCATCGGGGCCGCAATCGTTAACCTCGTGAACGGTGACGGCCTATCCGCGTACATCAACCCGTCAAAGGGGTTGCTGATGAGCGGAGGTAAGATCTTCCCGCCCGATGACTCAGCCGCTGTCCATTATGCCTACGTTGGCAAGTGGAAGTCAAAGAGTGACGTTCAGATGATCGCAACACCCGCTGGAGTGTTCAACTGATCGGTTTGTCTCGGATGTTTTTGAAAGGGCGGCTTCGGTCGCCTTTTCTTTTGCCTTATATTTGGCACATGACATTAGACGAACGAAAACGCCAATTCTACGCGACCTTGCGCCAAATTGCACAGGCCGATCAGCGATTGATCGACTGCTGCAAACGGGCCTCAGAACAGGTCAAAGAGGCCAAGTCAATTCAACGGCTGAACAGAATAGACAAACAAACATCGCAGGAAATTGACCGCATCTGTAACGATTAACACCATAGGCGAAAATTGGGCCAACCTGAGACGGGAACTGGCCGCGTGGCTTGCTCAGAACAGGGGCGACATTCAAGTGATTGTTAGTACGGTCGATGGTGACGCGAACATACCGCTCATCGTTTCTGACTTCCCATCTGTTGAGATCGTGACCATGCCACGGGAAAAACACCCTGGTCATTCACCGCTCGGATCATTTATACAACTGAACAACGCCATGCCGCACGTAAAGGGCGAATGGTGGTGTTTTGCAAGTGGCAACGATTACGTGTATCCGAACAAGGTTGAAAGTGAGATCAGGGCGGCAAAACAGGCGAAGGTGGTCTATTCAGACTTCAACTATGTGAGTGAGACGGGAGGCATCAAAAGCCGTCAGCGATTCAGACCATACGATCCGAACGCGCACAACACCACGAACATCATACCTGATTGCTCACTCATCCATAGCTCGATATTGTATGATTTCATGCCGTTTCGCACTGAGTTCAACAACTACGCTTATTGGGATCTGTGGCTACGTGTTCGGGAAAAGTACGGGCCAAGCGTGTTCGCTCATAACCCGTTGGCAACGTGGGGGTATCGTCAGGGATCAGCTGATATGCACGTCAAGCGCACCAAGTCTCCAGAACAACAGGCACAGGCCACAGCAGACCGCAAGCGAATGCTGAACACGCACGGACTGGGCCGAATCAAAGTGCTGAATTTCTGCATAGAGGATCACGCCAATTACGCATACGAGAACGCGCGGGCACTCATGGCAGCGGGCATCGATGCAACGTGCCTAAAGCTGTCACCGCACCCATACGTATACCCGCAACAGGCCGATGTAGTCAAGCTGTCAGCCGTTGCCGATGCCGCACGAAAGGCCGATGTGGTGCAGTTGTTTTTCAATACCCGCGCTTATGATCTGATCGCGCCTTATCTAAAACGAAAGCGGATCTTCATGTACTACGCGGGCACGGAGTATCGGGTAAACGCAAAGGCGTACCTGAGAAAGATGAATCCAATTGTCGAACGGTCGATCATTGCGCTAACTGAGTTCGCGGGTCACGGGGCGAAAAACGAGACTTTCTTTAGTATTACGGTTGATACTGATGCGCTGCGAAAATTCGCTAAAGGCGAACCATCGAAGCCGTATAAGGTTGCCCACTACCCATCTAATCCGACCGTCAAAGGAACAGAAACGATTAGGCGGGTTCTGGGCGAATCAGTTGAGATTGATACCACATTGTTGCCTTATCAGGAATCGTTGAAACGGTTGAGCGGCTGTGACATCTATGTTGAGCTGTTCGCTCCAAAGAATAACGGTATGCCATACGGGTCATTCGGCACAACGGCAGTCGAGGCCGCTGCGATGGGTAAGGTTGTAGTGACAATGAATCTGCACCGCGAAATCTACGAAAAGGCATACGGCAAAACCCCGCTGATACTTGTGCGAACTGAGGATGAACTTTTATCGGAGGTCGAACGGTTGCGGGCCTTACCTTTGGCGCAGTTCAAGAAGCTTCAGCGAGATCATATCGAATGGGCGGAATACTCTCACGGTTATTTGGCACAAGGGAAACGACTGGCCGCGCTCATGGAATAACAAGAGATCAATACAGAGAGAAACTTCGGGCGTTCAACGCGACCGATAAATATCAGGCAGAGCTTGACTTTCTGATTCAACTATTGGTAGTGCAACATGGCGACCGCATACTTGACTATGGATGTGGCACAGGTCACGCGATGCGCTACATTGAATCCAATTCAGGCGCGACATGTTACGGCTATGACATTCACCATGACTACTATGAGGGCGATCCGTTCAAGTTTCGGACTCAGCTATATTTCAAAGTGCATACGGTCTATTTCATGCACTCGCTGGCCCACCTTTTAGCATCGATGCAAGGGCCACTATTGAAGTCGCTCAAAGAAAATTTCATGGAGGCGGGCGGTCGAATTGTGGTCATAACACCGAATCAGGAGTTTTTAGATGACATCGGCATTGATACCCATAAGGCAGACCCGACCGTTGTGCAGCATTTCACACCGTTCACACTTCATGCGCTGTTCGACTCAAACGGTTTCAAAATAGAAAGCATGGGTCAGTTCGGAGCATACTCACACAAAGGCCGATCTGAACGGTTATTTATAGTAGCGAAATGAAATACTTAGACATTCCAGCGTTCTTTTACACGGACGAACAAATGTCATTGCCGCAAGAGGCGAAGGATGAGCTTTTGTTTGCCGACATGCAATTAAGAACGGCCCGCTTTTATGCGCCACCAAAAGCCATCATTCCAGCTATGGAAAATGGCGCGGTGTGCGCATCGATATGGTATTTGGGTAGCGAAAAGTTCTTCATTGACGTGTTGCCACTGGCGTTGCACGAAAAGATTGAGCAAGTATGGCCGACTGCACAATAGGCGTCACATGGGTGCCGCGCCAAGATGAGGTAATTCACACAACGGCATTTACATGGTCGGGTGCGAAATTCAGGATATACCCTGACGGCCATGAGTTCCCATTTGAGCATGAGGACGAGATCATCAACTTAGGCCAACAGGTCGGTTGCTTTCGGCATTATTACAGAGTGCTAAAGGATCTGTTTATGAACACCTCGACTCCGTTTGTCGGGATCATTCCTGACGATATGCGGCTGATGGATGGAGCGGTTCAATCGGCTTGTGAGGCTGCAAGTGCAAAGGGCATCGGATACGCTGCGATGTACACGCCCGCAGGCATGGCCGCAATGTCGCACAGACTCAGATTAGGTACTCAAGGTTGGTACGAAATAAAAGGCGGTTGGGGCAAGTCATGGGGCGGCTGTTACGTGTTTTCACGGGCTGTTGCCGAACGGTTGATCTACCACCCGTTTATATTATCGCACCATGCCACCTATGGCAAGAATCAGCAGATTGACCACGCTATACCAGAAGCCTGTCACAGGATGGGGTTGAAGCAACTGATGCACAAGCCTTCATTATGTGAACACGTAGGCATGACTTCAACCATCGGGCACGTTCATAGCCACCGCGAGGATGCATTAAAATGACTACATTTGTGGCGATGAACATCGCACTTTTAGCGATCGGTAAGCGGGGCTATCACTTTGCCGCGTACAACCTTGCCGCTTCAATACTTCATTACGACCCGACCGCCAACATTTTATTGATAACGGACGATGGGGTCAAGTATCTGCGCGAGACTGATGTTTTCACCCAGGTGGTAAGGATCAACCCGCAGCACACGATGGATCGCGGTCAGTTCAGTCCTTCAATAGCGAAGATGCACGTTGATTCGTATGCCGTCACGTACTTCGACCGTCAACCTTATATGTTCCTTGACGTTGACAATGTGGCGTTGAAGTCACTCAGGCCACTTTGGGAACAGGCACACAAGCCGTTTGAGGTGGGCATTGAGGCGATCGGCTCAGTTTGGGCCAAGAAGGAAACCATCGCACAGCTATTCGGTGAGGGTAATTACTTGGCCCCGCATACCGATTACTGGTATTCGGATGGGTCGAAATCGACATCGGCCATATTCACCAAAGCGATCAAGCTGTTTCCGAAGGTGAAACCGTCCGACCTCGTTATCAAATGGGGTAAGGCCGTGCCTGATGAGTTGCCGTTAGGCGGTGCGCTGATGCAACTTGCCATTGATCCGACACCCGCCTACAACCGCCCAACGTTCTTAGGAAATAAGTCGGTTCCGCTTACTGAGATGAAAGCCGACTATTACCTAATGTCAATCTACGGCAACGGCAAAGGGCGAACGCTGACCCGCCTGAACTACCTTGAGTTCTACGATCGCCACATGAGAGAAATCATGAAGGATCGGGGCAGGTCGCACATTTACAAATACAACTTCATCATGTCCGACAAATGGATCAACAAATAGGTAAACCAATCAGAACCGTATCTCAGGACGGCAAGAAAAAGAACCTTCGGGCCTTTTCATGGCTTTTAGGCCAAGAGGCAAGGTGGGCCACGGCAGTAGCCCCGTTTTTCATTGACGATGAAAACCTTCTGCAAAAGGTCACACCCGAACAATTGAGGCTGTTAAAGGCCCGCTATTCCTATCTGTCACACCTCGCACATGAGCAAGAGACTACGCCCGCACCAACTCCCAAACCCGAACGAACTGAGGCCGCACAAGCCCAAGCGACCAATCAAGTTAAACCAAAACGCAAATACACCAAGAAATGACGATTGAAGCAAAAGACCTACTGGCCTACTTAGGCATTGAGGCCAAAGAGGACACGACACTTGACGCGGTTAAGGCCGCTTTTGATGCCAAGTACCTACAAAGGGAAAAGGCGATTGAGGATGCCGAGATCAACAAGGCGATCACTGGCAAGGTGGTGGCCGAACACGCGAAAGCGATCAAGCGCAAGGCAAAAGACCACGCGATCGAGTTCGATGCAACAGAGGCCGACAAGCCCGTGCATGAGTTGATTGCTATCCTTTTGGATAAGAAATCGGCCACGTTCAATGAGAAGATCGCTGAACTGGAGAAAAAGGTAACGGCCCCATCGGACGCACTAAAAGATATTGAGGCGAAGTTGACCCAAGCGCAACTGAGGGCTGATGCCGAGGCGAAAGCAAAGGCCGACCTCGCTGAGAAGTTGACCGCAAAGGAAACCGAGTTTGTCACGTTTCAAAAGACGTTCAAGCTGAACAACTACCGCGACACCCTGATGAAGTCGCTACCTTTCAGCGACACCGCAACGCCTTTGATGCGCAAGGGGTTTGAGTCGCTTGTTGCTGAAAAGTTTATCATTGACCTTGACGATAAGGGAGAGGCTTACATTGCCGATGCCGCGACAAAGGCCAGAATCGCTGATCCGTCAAAGCATGGGGCATATCTGACACCCGATCAGGTTCTGAAGGCTGAACTGCAAGCTGAAAAACTATTGAAGGTTGTTGACCCGAAACAACCAACGCCACCACCCGTGCCACAGAAACAGAATGAATTTACACCGTCAGGCGTTCGCAGGGCGCACCCTTTGGCGGGCGGATAATTTCATATCTTTGCCGCGCTACCCTTCACGATGAGGTAACATCGTTCACAGCTTGCACAGGCTGTTAAGAGTGTGCGTTCACGGCCTTAAATCCGCAGCCGTCAGAGGCGGATAATGAACGCTTACACTCATTAACCATGTCTTACACACCTGAAAGTCTGGTCGCTTGCCCAAATCTTCAAAGCAAGCTGACCCAAGTATTTAACGCCAACCCCGCGAAGTTCACGACCGAACCCATCGCGCTGACCGAATACCTCATGTCGCCTGTCAACAGGAACGGCATCGCTCAGTTGGTCAATCCAGGGCGCGGAAAGATCAAGACCGTTGAGCTGACCTATCAGCCGCGAATCTTGAAAGGTTCGTCAACCGCTGATGCAAGTCTGACCTGTACAGCCACGACCGAACGCGGCAACACTTCGGAGACCTACACCATCGATGAGACAAGCTCTTTGAAGCAGGAGCAATTGTTCAGCACCGACTCGCTTGCGAGGATGTGCGAAGACAATGCCGACTTCTTCAACGAGCAGATCATGATGATGGTGGCCGCACTCGATGTTGACGTGAACGTGAAAAACGCCACGCAACTTGAGGCCCTTGTCGGCAACTGGTCAACCCGTGCCGCAAGTGTTCCATTCGCTACGGTGAACGGATCGGATCAGCTTGAATTGCGTACCGTTGTGTCATCTGGTTCATACAGCCCGATGGTTCAAAGCCCGTACTCGCTCGATCAGGCCGCGAAGGTTTCCAACTTCGGGAACTATGCCGTTATCGGTGGGATGCTTTGGAACGGTTACGTTGAATTGAACCGCTCTGGATGTTGCACCGCAACAGGTCTGAACGTTGGCGACATTCAGTCCCGCTTCGGATCAGTGTCCATGTACGACCCTGATGTAGTGACCGCCCTCGGTGGCGATGCCTACTCGTTCGTACTTGCCAACGGTGCGGCGCAGGTTCTGACTTACAACCGTTGGGATGGCCTGTTCGCTACCCAAGTGCCGACCGAGTCGCACGGTATCATCCGCAGCCCTTGGACTGGCCTGCCTTATGACCTGACCGTGAAGTACGACTGCGGCAATATCCACGTTGTGCTGTTCGCGATCACTAAGGTGGTATCGTTGCCCGCTGATATGTATCAGACTGGCGACCACCTCGAAGGGGTCAACGGTGTTGCCGTTATGAAGGTGAACAACGCCTGATCATTGAACAGGGGCGGGTAGCAATTGCCGCCCGCCCCTTTTCTTACACTAAAAACAGAATTGAACGATGGGCTGTTTTGACGGATTGATAGGATGGAAAGGAGGCTGCGAAGCACCCGATGGACTGCTTTTGGACAACGTGGTACGCGCGTCCGAGATTGAGCAGTTCATTACCAAGGACTACGCGACCGTCAATGAGTTCATTGAGGAAAAATTAGACTTCGCTATTCAGAACGTGGTGACTGAGGCGGTGGCGTCATACCGCCACTCATTCATACCCGCGACCATTGTAGAGAATAGGCGGATCGGTTTCATGAACGAGACTCAGACATCTGTTCCAGCGATAACTGGAAAGATGGCGGGTGTTGAATTGGAAGTCCTGAACGCGGCATCTTACTTTGAAATTTACATATCATCGGTTGAAACGTACTTGCAGACCACGGGTAACGTCACCATGTCAATAGTTGATACCATGACTGGGCAGGTACTAGATACGTTCACGGTGGCATCAATCGCGGGTCAGCCCGTGACTACCTACGTTGATAAGGCGTACAAGGCGGTCAAACGTAAGATGCGCCTCGGAATCGTTTACAACGCGAACGCGGTCGGCAGTTACTTGACCTCGCTGAGTGATGCGAACGATTGCCAAAGCTGCACAGGTGGCGCGTATCGCGTAGGCTCATATATCGCAGGCCGAGCGATCAGCTACCCATCGACAGGCGCGGGCATACTCGCGAACATCGCGGGCCTTTCACATACGGCAGGGGTAAGCGTTATCTACAATCTTCGCTGCGATGAGGATAGTTGGCTATGCGCTCACAGGAACGCGCTAAAGTTGCCGATATTGTATCGCACAGCGGAGGAGATCCTGCACTTCGCTTATGAGATGGCGAAATCTGAACGGCTCAACTCAAAGACAAACATCGACCGCGATAGTCTCGAAAGGCGGATGAGCAAGGCGCATGAGGACTACGAACGGCACCTGTCCATTCAGTTAAAGAACATCATGCCACCTGACGATGGCGTGTGTTTCGTGTGCCGAAGGACTGCCAAATACGTTACAACATTGCCATGACAGAAACATTCAGGCATAGGGTAGGTGCAATGGAGGTCTGCCTTCATGTCGTTTCTGGAATTGCAACAAAATTCGAGATATGGCTCAACTGACACCACAGGCATTTGCAGCTAAGATCATGTCGAAGGTTGAAGCTATCGAACGGGAGAACTTACCCCTAAAGATTGCGGCTCAGACGGTTCATGCTATGCGCATACTCAGGATATTTCACAAGGGCATTGACCGCACTATGACTAAGATCAAGCCTGAATACAACAAATGGAGGCCGATATACGCATCGGACGACCAACTTAGGCGGGCTGGCAGTCATAAGGGTAAGACTGGAAAGGCCATAAAGACTACCTATTTCAAGTCATACTACGCCCTGAAAAAGGCTCAAGGCTTCGACCCGAACGTGGTCAACAGCCGAATGACGAACAATCTTCAATCTGACTTCGCAAATCAGAACCTGTCGCCAAGCTCGGACACCTACCCCGCAAATGCGGCACCTATCCGCATCAACGCTAATCACTACGTTGAGCGTTTGGATCGGGCTGAAAATGTCAAGAAATTACGCTACCTGCGAAAACGTAACGGACGATTCACCGACTTCACGAAACAGGAACGGGAGACGTTCGACAAGGTTTTTGCCTACGAAATGAAACGCCTAATATCCGCCTGACCATGTGTAACTGCGCAAGACCAAGACGACCAAGGAGATGATCGATGAGCTGAGAATCCGCGAGGTGCTGGCCGAAGTTTTGGCCGCGTCAAAAGATGCCTACGTTATAGAGGATGGTAGGGGCGTGTTCAAGTCCGTGCCTGACTATTACGATGGGTATCGGGCCGCTGTTCGCCAACGTGACCGCATAGCGAACCATGCGGAGGTTGACCGTTACCCCGCTGATCTGTTCGCCAAACGCGCCCCGAACGAGACGAACGAGGAGGCTGAGTATATCAAGGCGAACTACAAGAACGTCACTCACCCTGTATTTGCCGATTATATGCAAGTGGTCGGTCGGTCAATGGCCGATGGAAACTGGACACTCAGGCTCACAACGGAAACCGAATTCCCGAAGTTCGTTGAAACTGGTATCGAATATCACAGGTCGCTTGAGTCATTCGTTAAAGACATCCTGTTGACCATGAAATCGAAAGACCCGAATGGGGTAATCGCTATTGATATACCACCGCTCAAAAAGGTTGAGGTTGACGGTCGGGAAATAACCGAAGACCGTGAGTTGTATAAGCCGCAACCTGTCTATTATTCATGTGACAAGGTGGTCGCATGGGATCGGCACTTTGCGATGTTTGAGAGTCACGAGCGCAGTTCAGTATACTACTATAATCGCCCGACACGCGTTGGTCGCGTGTTCATGGTCTATACCGAAGATGCGATATGGAAGGTTGAGCAGACGGGAAAATTCAACGATCACACTTTTATCGTTTACCCCGTTGTGATGCACGACCTCGGATATGTGCCCGCTCAGAAATTGAAGGGGGTGCCTACGCTGTTAGCCGACAATCGAATATACTACACCTCGAAATTTTACTACGCTGTTGACCCCCTCGACAACGTCCTGACCAACGCCAACTACCTGCAATGCTCCGTTGCAAATTGTATGTTTCCATTCAGAGTCATGGTGGGCGATGTGTGCGACTTCGCAGAACCTGATGGCAGGATGTGCAACGGTGGCCGAATTTCCAACGAGGACGGCCACGGTTTCCATGTCTGCAAGGCGTGTAACGGGTCAGGCATGAAGATGCGTGTTAGCCCGATGGGCACATATCTACTCAAGCCGAAAGAGGGCAACAGCGATGGAGACACCTCATTCGCCAAGCCAGTTGAATACATCACACCTTCAACCGATGCGGGCAAGTTCGTTCAGGAACTGATTGACAAGTACACCGAACTGGCAAGGTCTATCCTACACATTCACACGTCAGGCACCGAGGTCAAGGGAAGCGAGAACAGGACGGCAACGGGTGACGCTATCGATCTCAAGGCCATGTATGCCTTCATCCGGCCAGAGTCGGATCAGATATTCGACCTGTACGAATGGATGCTCGTCACTATGGCAGACATTCGCGATGAGGATGTTACGGTTGAACTTCAAAGGCCGCGCACGTTTGACTTCCGTACCGATGGCGATATGTTGGCCGACATTCAAGCTGCCCGTGAAGCGGGTGCGCCTGACGTTGTTCAACACGCGCTGATCTATCAATACATCAACAATCGCTACTATGCCGATAGCGAAGGTGCCGCGGTGTTCAATGTAATAGTGTCAGCCGACCGACTACTGACCCTTTCAAGCGAGGCAATTACCCAACGCAAGGCACAGGGTATCGTACAGAATTGGGAGGTCGTTTTGCATGATAGTGCCGTTCAGATCATTAACGAACTGATCGCGGCCGATCCTACATACCTGACCAAAGACCTGACCGAACAAGTGGCCGAACTGGTCGCAGCGGCAAAGGAAAAGGCACCCGCGATCACAAGCCGAGAGGATGCTATCAATCGGATATTAAATGGCTGAGTTCTCGGCAGCGGTTCAGGCAATCGTGGACGACAAACTTGAGCGTCTCGAATCTGTTCCTGCAAATTTCTTTACTAAGATGGGGCAAATCGAAAAGAAAAGCCTCAACAAGATACTTCGCCTGCTCGATCAGCTTGACTACGTTGGCGGTAATGTAGCGGTAACTAATGCGAATCTGTTAAAGGTTGAGGCGTTGACCGATGCCATGCGCGAAGTGCTGACGGGCACAGAATATGAAAGTGCACTATCCGAACTGCTCAAAGAGATGGACGCGCAGGCCGCTTTGACCTATGCCTACTTTGATGCGACCACGGGAAAATTGACCGTTCCGAAAATCGCCCAGGACATATTGAGACAGCGCAAACGGCTCACGGTTGAGTCATTGCTCAATATGACCGATGAGCGGTTGTCTGTTCCCATGCGCACTGCTTTAGCTAATGCGGTATCGGGTGGATCAAGTCGGCAAGGTCTGATCGACACCGTTCGGCTGTTGACGATTGGAGATGAGACGGTAGATGGCCGTCTGCTATCCGCGACCCGTCAGATAGTATCCGATACGTTCGCCCTTGCGGATAGTGCCGTCACAAACGCGGTGGCCGATCAATTGGGCCTGAGTTGGTATCTGTACACAGGCGGCCTGATCGACACTACACGCCCATTTTGCAAGGCACGATTGGGTAAATTTTTCCATCGTTCGGAGGTTGAATCATGGGCCGCGCAGGACTGGGCGGGCAAGATGGCGGGCACCACACCACAGACCATTTTCGTGACTCGTGGCGGCTACAACTGCCAACACGCGCTATTACCTGTTTCGGAGTCAATTGTACCTTTGGCCGACCGTCAAAGAATCAAATCAGCATAACCATGTTGCAAGTCATTATCAATTACCTGAATTTGCAACTATCGCTCCTGAACTATTGGGAGTCGCTGAACTGCCTTTGTGAGATCAAAAAAGATACTGAGGGCATCGCTCAACCCGCAGCCTATGTGTCACAGGGGCAATGGCAGGCGGTTGACTTCGATAACGCTGACGGCATGGGGTATTGGCGGTTGCGTTCAGAGGTCACAACGTCAGCGGTCGCAAATCAGTACTCACCACGCAAACGTGCCGAGCGTTCGTTCCCGTTGCGTTTCGTATTCGCGGTAAGGAGGTCGAAACTGAGTGCCGATGATGCCTATTCATTTCAAAGGATAGCCGACACCGTTACAAAGAATCTGACCGCTGACAATGGCCCGCTAATGGCACAGATCGGGGCGGCATCGGTGAAAGTATTGGTAACAGCAGCCGATGGCGACCCGCAAAAGGTTTGGTCTGAGGAAACCGAGGGCACTCAGACACTTGAGCCGCATTATGAGTTAGTCTATGGTGCGTTGAACGTTGATGTTACCGTGACCGCTGATATAGCCTGTTTCGCAAATGAGTGTGACGGCATCGACCCCGATATTCTGCATACCTTCGACTTCTGCAAGCCGACCGTAATTGACCGTCTGACCGATGAACAGGTCACTTGTTTGGAGGCGGCACTATGCGACACACCATCAACGCTATGCGAACAACTGGCCGAGGTTGCCCCTGAAGATGTTGTGGCCGATGTGTTTGACTGCCTGACACCAGAGGCGCAGGATGCACTACTTGAGGCCGAGTGCGTAATACCGCCATGCGACCCCGTGACCGTGGAGATAAACGGCACCGAAGTAGGCACCCCTGCAAGTGGATCGACATTTTCCGTAAAAGTAACATTAGACGGCAGCGAGGCAGGGTCATGGGACGGTGTTGACACATGGGAGGTGACATCAGACCCATGCGCAGATGGCACCATCACAATAAACGGAGACTCATACGGAACCGTGCCAAGTGGCGGCACAGAGAACATTCAAGTAGTAACAGATGCCACACCATCAAGCCCC